TGCTTTAGGCATTATGATTTTCTTTTCTTTTTTTTCTTTTTTGTTTTGACGCTAGCTTCTGCTTCCCATCTNTTAGCAATCTTAGGATGATTAGCGTGAAGATAGCGCCGTTGTTTAGCCGATTTAAAAGGCATTACTTATTGATCTTGCCTTTACCTTTACCACTTCCAAACTTGCCATAAGATTCGTCGCGGCTTGATTTCATTTGTTTCTTAGTTCTTTTCTTTTTAACACGCATAGCAATAGATTCATCTTTTCTATCGTTATAACCTTGTTTCTTTTTAGTAGCTGGTTTTTTCTTTTTCATAGAACTTCCTTTTGATTTAGTTCCTGCGGGTTTTGCATAATCCATTGGTTTGTTTCTTTGCAGCGCAGGTTGTTTATATGCTAAATTTGGCATAGTATACTCCTTATAGTCTAGTTATTTTAACTGCTGCATCCATAGATTTGGCAGCATCTTTTGCCATGTTACTGGCAAATTTCATTTCCGCTTCTTTTAGTCTAAGCGCACGATCCTCATCCTCGTTTTCATCCGTTGTCATAAGTTTCGCTTCTTCAAGATCCATCTTATCTTGATGTATCTTAAGCCTATTCATCTCCCCTTGCGCACGCAATGCGAGATCTTGTTTCTGTAATTCCATTCTTTCTTCTTCAGTAGTAGGATTTTCACCAGCCATGATCTTAGCTTTTTCTTCATCAAACTGTAATACTTTGTCTGAAGCATTTGCTGCCATCATTGCAATTTGATTTTGCATTTCCATTGGTAGTGGTTGTCCTTGTTGCTGAGCCATCATCAATGCTTGTTGAGCTTGAGGATCTTGAATCATCTGCATCATTTCTTGTTGGTACTTCATAGCTAAGTGTTCAGTTATGTGCCCCATTAATATTTGTTGCAGTTGTGGATTTTCTTTATAAGCTGGGTTACGTAAGATAGTTCCATGAGTAACAATGTGTGCATCATGATTTTGTTCCATCTGTGCTTGTAAAGGTGTACCTTTCATAGCAGCCATGTTCTCTGTAATAGGATTAGCTGACATAGGTTGTTGTGATTGTGCTAAATATCTAGAAGGTTCTTCTACTCCCATAGCTGCAAACAGTTCCATACTAATAGTCTGCATGTTATATGCAGCTGGGTTCTGTTGTGCTATAGACATAATAGCATTTATCTTAGCAATCCTATGTGCCTCAGTAGGCATGTTAGGATCTGATACTGGAATAACATCAATTGATTTTAAATTGAAGTCTTCTCTGAAAACTTGCTGTGCACCACCCGCGACTTCATAAGGATACATATCTGGAAGATATTCGCTATCTATTCTAGCGAGAATACGCAGGTCTTTGGATTGAGCAGCATGTAAGCGTTTGTGCACAGCGTTGAATAGCTTTGAAGATTGCTCTAGCAAAGCCATTGTAGTGCCGACTGGACCATAGTTAGAACCTTGTTCTACTACACTATCTGTCGCATCGGCAAACTCTTTTGCAAGATTTGTAACATATTGCATTAAGTTAAATAAAGTTCCTGATGGTTCTTTAAATGGTAATGGTTGTAATGATTTTTGTAAATCTCCTGCTGGACTATTTACTTCCCTCCATTCACCTGGTGAGATAGGCTCATCAGGGGCAAGTACACGAAGACCGTGTGCCTTGAAACCCCCTGGTAAGTTTGCAAAGGTTCCAGCATCAATAAGTTGACGCATAGAGGAAGTAGCAGTCTTAGTAAGACCACCAATTAAATGTAAATATCCGTAACCATAAAAACCTAAACCTGGAATCATTGTATAATGTGTGAAGTACATTTTCTTTTTCATTAAAATATCTTCTTCATCCCAGTTTCTAGTTATAGATANTACTTGTTGATCTTTAGTCATGTGAACAATGTATGGAAGTTTTAATCCATCTTCGTTTTCAAAACCTGGTAAATCTACATTAGCATGCATTTCTAAAATTTCAACCTCATCATCTATTTGACCAGGTCTACTTCTACCCACAGCTTCGTTTGCTGTTTCGGTTGCAGCGTCTTCATCAATCTCAGTTTCCATAACGTCTATGTCACGGAACATTCCTGCTATTTGTAATTTTCTAATTTCGTTTTTTGATAGAACATATTTGTGTGTAAATCTTTCTGCTGTTTCTAAATTAGATGCATAATAATCTACATAAAAATCACTAGCTTTAATATATTCGGTACGTGCTCTTTGCATGGTTGGATCCCAATATGTTTTCTTAAATGCAGTACCATACAATGATACATAAAATAATAAACGATCTAGTTCTGGGCCATACTCTGGCATTTGTATTTGTGTTTGCCAATTCATAAACTGACGAACACGTGTTGCTTGTTCTTGTTTTTCCATTGTGTCTAGCCCCATGATACGCGTACGTACAGGACCTTCTGTTGGAAATAATTCTTTATATGTTTTTGCTTGAAATTTTACAACTGCTTGTGCTAAGACAGGGTGAGTTGCACTACATGCCCCTGGAAAAGGTTCATCACCTTGTTCATCTTGAAACCCTAATAGAGTTACACCTTCTTCTGCAATGTTATCGTATTCATGACGTGATTCTTTATCACGTTCAAAACCTTCTAGTAGTTCACCTGAAATTAATTCAAGATCTTCTTCCGACATAAGCTCTGCTAAGTTAGCAGTAAACTCATCTTCTAATGTTTCTTCGTCCTCTAACAGACCCATTGCTTCTGCAGCTTCTAGTTCTGCATCGTCTGTTACTTCTACTTCTAATTCTTCTGTACCATCAGGCATACTTACACCTGATTCTAGTTCGTCTAAGTCTATTTTTTTCTCAATTGCCATTTCGTATCCTTATTAATAATATAACCCTCTCTTCTTGCCGTAAGCTGCTTCTTTTCTATTATATACTCTTTGCTCGGCCTTGTCAACCCATGTATTCTCGCTATGCTCTATGTAACCACCGTTACGCATCCAAAGTAATGCTTGGGATAGTGTGTCAATGTAGTCATCATGGTTGCCTGTTGGAAATGTTCTAGCTTCTTCCATCACTTCATGTGCCCATGTACGGTCATGTGGTGCATATATCCTACCATTGTGAAACAATGCAGTGATTGCATACACTCTTGCCACCTTATCTCTGTCTGGATTAAACTCAAAGATAGGAAGTCCTGTCATTCGCAGGTCTTGTATCAACGATTGACCTGATGCCTTCTTCTCTATAAGGATTGAGTCAGGTTGATGCTGTTCATACTTGTCAATTGCCTTCTGTCGCAGTGTTGGGTAGTCCCATCTGCCCCTTTCAGCTCCTAATAGACACACATTGGGGGCAGATACCCCATTATCGAATACACCCCACGTAGTTATTGCAGAATAATCGGCTGTTGTCCTAGTTGAGAACGCAGTATCCCATGATTGTATAATATATGTACACTCAGGTGCTTCCTCTTTAGTCCAATCCTGCCACCATTCCGCTTTAAGTATGTTACCTTCCTCAGATGAGGGTGATTGTCCGTACAATGCGTCAAATTTAAAAGCAGGTGTGTTGTTTTTAGTCCTGATTATGTCCGAAGTTGTCCAACAAAAGCCACCTTCTTTGTCAGGTGCAGGCCAAAAGGACTCACCTAGCTTTAATTTAGTAAAATCTTGGGACAAATATCCTTGTTTTAATAGCTTTTTACGTGCAGGTTCTAAAGTTTCTAAAGATTCTGTCGTATTTAGGGCAGGTATGCGTACTACTTCCCACTTATCTGCCATAGGTGCAGTCTCTTGTTGATCTAATAAAAAACCTGCTAAGTCTGTTTCATGCCATCTTGTCATAACAAGTACAACTTTACCACCAGGCATTAACCTTGTACGTAAACCTGATGAGTACCATGCATTTAAACTGTCACGTCTAGTCTTTGAGTAGGCATCTTGCTCTGATATAGGATCATCAATGATTGCCAAGTGTGCACCAAACCCTGCGATACCTGAACCAGAACCAGCTGCTAAGAATGAACCTGCTTGCTTGCCTTTGTATTCAAGACCCCATGAGTTTGCCGCTCTGTTATCTTTACGAATATTTATTTTTGGGAATATAGATTTGTATGCATCTGTATTTACAATGTCACGAATAGCACGACCGAACCTTGTAGCTAAGTCATCACTATGCGATACTGCAATTTCTTGCCAATATGGATTACGCCCCAGCGCCCATGCTGGAAAGTAAGTAGATGTGATTAATGATTTACTAGAACGTGGTGATATAAAAATCATGAGACGATCCGTCTCACCCTTCTCTAATTTCATTAGTTGATCACACAACACTCTGTGGTGTGGACCAATACTGAAAGAAGGATTCATTAGCATTACAAACGCTAAGAGATCGTCTCTTGATTGGTGGATAGCTAGCCTAGTGGCTGCATCCCTATCTTCCGATGTTAACGACATACGCAATTCCGCCCCATAATGCTAGTTGCATATATAGGTTTGTCGGAGGATTGGATGCGTTATATTCCTTTAGTGCTGGCGTTAATACGCGAGTCCCCATACTATCTCCTGTGTTAGTTGGTTCTATTTACTTTTTTTTCTATTTGCAACTTTGACTGTCTCTCCAATAGTTGGTGTAGCGCCATCTGGTAAATTATAAATATCAAATACGTGTACTCCTTTATTGTAGTCATAGTCTTCTGCTTGAGTCGACCAAGTATATGTTCCGTTCTTACCTGCTTTAGCACTAGATGTGTATCTAGTGTTATTGTAAGGACCATTTACTGGATGTGACTTAACTTCTTTTATAGCCATGCTTTCCTCCCTAAAATTTTATTTTAAATCCTGCACTGAATTTACCACTGCTTGGATCATAGCTCGCTGAGAAACCTTTAGGTACTTTCTCTTTGATCTTTTTGTAACCTTCGGTTGCACCTGGTATTTTACTAACACCATAACCTAATGCGCCCGCGGCTATTTTCTTTAAAAAAGTTTGAGACTTGCTTTGAACAAAATCTCTAGCCTCATTTAATCCCATGTCTTTCCGTTGGTTGGACATTAGTACTTTGGCATCACCCGCGACATTCTTTTTTTAGCCATAGGTTTTTTCTTTTTCTTCATTGGGGTTTTCTTTTTAAATGGTTTTGGTTGTTTCATGCTTCCCATCATTTGGTTTTTTGGTTTCATATATTGCATATTATTTCCTTCCTCTAGAGACTAGTTCATCTGATTTACGT